ACTTTAATGTGCAAATCGCATCTTAAGAAGGGATAATTATCAAGTTTTGCTTTTATAGCAGGTTTTTCAAAAAACAATTCCCAAGGTGCAAAAGACACATCTATTGAACTTGCAACTGACCAAGTACGTGTGTCAATAATGGCTGGCCTAGACATAAATTTTTCAATTTCCGCATGTGTAGTACAAGTTGGCATGTACAATTGATTCACCGTAGATGGTTCAGTAAATTGTCCTGATTCACCTTCAGTAAATTGCATTTGTACCTGTTCCGTTGTCATCTCTTCAGTATTAGCATCTTTTACAACATCAGACGATTGCATCACATATTTGTAAAAAGTTTCAAAATGTGTATTACAATAGTAAGAATTGCCGCAATTGCTTGGAGAGTTTTGAGGTGTGCATGGAATGCAATCCTCAACAACAAGAACGCTTGGAGTATTCTCATTTTCGCGCGAAACAATTTCAGTTTCAACCGTATTTTTAAGATTTTCAGTCTCACGACTATTTTTCGTATAACTTTTCGCAAGCTTGGTATTTAATCTCCCGTGGCAGCTCAACCATAGGGGAGACGACCCAATATCCTTTTGATCACCAGCCGAGATCTTCCCTAAATAGGGATTTTGAGGAACGCTCTGGCAAGTTACATAGTGGATCCACTCTTCCATCATTCAGGGATAAAGGGAGTTCTTATCAGGACAGTAACTATCCACTATGTGCAGTTTTGGTTTATGTAAGACATACTGCAAAAGCCTTTATATATGCTCTAATTATTGGGGAAGTAATAATTAAAATCACTATGGTGTTTAGAGCATTTCTTGAATCGATTGACCAATTCATCAAAATTTAAGAAAGTCACATCTGAAGCGTAAGATGTATATTCTAATTTTTTGACAAGGTTTTTCATAAGTTCAAGTTTATCATCATAGACTTCACGACCGTAGAAGAAATATTCCCCTAAGGCGCTTTCAATGACAGCAATTGCTTGAGCTCCCTCAGAAATTGATTTAGATCGATTCCAGACC